ATGGGTCTACGGCGATGCAGAGGTCTACGGCGATGCAGAGGTCTACGGCAATGCAGACTATACAACCATTCATGGTTTCGGCACTCAGTTCCGTACAACTACATTCTTTCAGTGCGAAGATAAGCAGATCAGAGTATCTTGCGGTTGTTTCTTAGGAACAATTCCAGAGTTCCGCGAACAGGTAAAAAATACCAGAGAGGGCAAAATTGCGGAAGAGTACCTTATGATTGCCGACCTGATGGAAAAGCATTTTGTAAAAGAAAAAGAAAGTGGTGAATAATTATGACCCCAGAAGAAGTAAACCTTTACGTCAAAGAAAATGCAGAAGTTCATCAGTTCGCTGCAGAGGTTGCAAGAATCATATCAGGCATTCCACAGATGCCGGAATTCTCGTCAGAAATTCTGACCGTAGCCGACGCGAGCCAATTGATCGGACTTCCTGTTACAGCAATCCGGGCAGGGATTGTGTATGGATGGTTGCCAATTGGTGTGGCTGTGCAGAATAACAAGCCAGCAAAAAGCCTTTCCGGTGGACGAATCACATACATCATAAGCCCTAGGAAAGTCTATGAAGTAACTGGTCATGTCTGGAAAGGCAAAGAGGCTCTCAATAAGTGAGTGCCCCGGAGGGAGATGACGCCTCCACCCCGGAGCTTTGCACCACTAAAACGCCTTAGTGGATAGATACATTATAGTTCTCTATCTGCTAATTGTAAAGACAAATAAGAAAAAATAAGGAGAAATTAGCAAGATATGAGTGAAATTAGAAACGAAAATCAGCCAACATGGGCTGACATCGAAGTAGTACTTGCGACTGAAATTGTCGAAGAAAGTAAGAAAAAGTCAAAAAGATGGTTCACTGCATGGATTGTGACAGTCGCCGTACTGGTAGCGAGCAACCTTGCGTGGATTCTGGGAGAAATGAAATAAAATGAAAGAGTATATGCTAATTGCTGTTTGTATGCTTGCCGGGAAATATGTGGATGTGCCTATCTGGCTAAACATCTTTTTTGGTATCTCGGCAGCATGGGCAGTACGCCAGATGGAAACAGACTGGCAGTAGGAAATAAGGAGGATAAGAAGATGTTTGAGAAAGAGATTGATGAAATTTACGAACTCTGTAAAAGAGTTGTGAACGAAGTTCCGGCAGTAAGTGTCGAATTCAGTTATTCAATTTATGGCATGAGAGTATGTGGGCTTAAAAGAAAAGAAGATGCTTGCCTTCCAAAAGACGTGTTTAAGTGGGATTTGTACCAAAACGTATCTTTTAATTCATTTTATGAGAAAGAAAGTCGTGAAAGCCTCAGAATAATTAAAGCTTTCTTACTGGAACTTCTGATAGATGGGAAGTGTCCGAATGAGTAAACAGATAGCAATTATGAAACTTCTTCCCAGTCTGGAGATAGCAGGATGTATCAATGAACTGCTCAGAGAACTTCAATGCAGAGGTGATTACATTCTGGATTATGAGAACTGTGACATGTCTCTGGATCATGTGGAATATCACAAAGCTGAAGATATCGACGGAGAGAAGTTCGGAGATGCTTCAGACAACCTGTACTGCTTTTTCAAGGTGGTGTGAACATGGATGAAAGGATTAATGAGGTTCTGAGATTGATCGACATACAGCTTGCAACAGTCCCAGATAACCCTATTGAAGAATCATACAAGGCAAGAACATTGGCGAGCTACGTACAGGCTCTGAACGGGCTTTTAACGGCTCAGAAATCGTATAAGGAGGAAACGAATGAGTGAATTTGAAATCCGTATTCCGGCAAGGAAGAAGCAGCCGGCAACCGATAAGGATAACCCTGTCGTGAAAGTTTCGCCGGAAGCGTACAACGCACTGGTTGAGATTTATAACGAATCAACCATATCAATGAAAGATATTGCAAGTTTGCTGATCGTTGAGGGCAGCAAGCATGTGGTTTATGACAAGGAGGAATAGCAATGGCAACACCAGTATTAATTATTGGAAAATCTGGTTCTGGCAAGAGTACCAGTTTGAGAAACTGCCAGAATTCTGACTGGAACCTTATTAGAGTATTGAATAAACCACTTCCGTTTAAAGGAAAGATTGACGGATGGTTTACGGATGATTACCAGCAGGTAATGAAGTGCCTGATCGCATCAAAAGCAGAGTCAATTGTTATTGATGATGCAGGCTATCTTATCACTAATCACTTTATGAGAGGGCATGCTTCTGCCGGAAAAGGCAATGCAGTGTTTGCTCTGTACAATGATATTGGAGACTATTTCTGGAATCTTATCCAGTTTATCGTCACGAAAGTACCGCAGGACAAGATCGTATATATGATGATGCACGAAGAAAAGGATGATTCTGGAGATGTGAAACCAAAGACCATAGGAAAGCTACTTGATGAAAAAATTTGTTTGGAAGGTCTTTTTACCATCGTTCTTCGCTGTATTGAAGAAAGCGGAAAACACTTATTTGTCACTCAGTCCAGCCAGGGAGCAGTAAGTAAGTCTCCGATCGGAATGTTTGACAGTTTAACTATTGATAATGATCTCGCAGAAGTAGACAAGATCATTAGAGACTATTACGAATTAGGAAAAGGAGAAAACAATAATGCAGAAACCAAATAGCTATGACACAACACAGGCAGCAGGAGAATTTGAACCGATTGCTCTTGGCGGACACAAGATGGTTATTAAGCAGGTATCAGAGAAAAAATCCCAGGGTGGACTTGATATGCTTGTTATCTTGTTTGATTTCGCAGAAGGAGACGAACAGGCGGGCTACTTTATGAAGCAGTTTGAAAATGACATTCGTCCGGACAAGAAGTATCCGAATGCCGGTACTAACTATATGGTTATTGACGAGAGCGTAGATTATGGTGTCCGTAACCTTAAAACATTTATCACATGCGTAGAAAAGTCAAATCCGGGTTTTGCTGTTAAGTGGGGTGACAACTTCGGACAGCAGTTTAAAGGTAAGCTAATCGGCGGTATCTTCCGTCTGGAGAAAGACTGGTACGACAACAGAGAAGTAAAACGTCACAAACTTGCATGGTTCCGCAGTATTGAAGGAATTAAGGATGCGGACATCCCAGAAGAGCGCACCACAAAAGCCTATGACGATCATCTGAAGGAAGAAGCTATCATGGGAGCGAATCCGGCAGGTACTGACTTTATGAATATTCCAGACAGTGTACAGGAAGAACTTCCATTCAATTAAAAGGATGTGTTTTTAATGGTTATACAAGTAGACACAAGGGAACATAAATCAGAATGGGAACGGATTCAGAATCAGTTTGACAGCCTTGAAGTACAATATTTCCGATCAAAGTTATACTGCGGAGACTATCAATCTTTGGACAATGCAAAGCTCTGTATTGACCGCAAAAAGGATTTGCAGGAGTTATGCGGAAATGTATGCCAGCAGCATGAAAGATTCAAAGCGGAGCTGATTAGAGCGCGTGAAGCAGGTATACAGTTAATCATCCTATGCGAGCATGGTCCAGATATTAAATCTGTTGGTGATGTGTATTTTTGGGAGAATCCTCGAAAACATAAAGTTATCTGGAGAACTGTAAACGGCAAGAGAGTAAAGACTGTGATATCTGACAAGGCTGTTGATGGCTGTCAGCTATATAAATCTCTTTGCACGATTAGAGATAAATACGGTGTCAGATTTGAATTCTGTACAAAAGAAGAAACCGGGCGGAGAATCGTGGAGTTGCTGTCATGACTAAGGAAGAAATCAAACAGTCAGTGAAAATGCCGGAAATTCTTTCCAGATATGGACTGAAACCGAACAGAGCGGGATTTATATGTTGCCCTTTTCACAAGGAAAAGTCAGCATCCTGCAAAATCTACGATGATTCTTTCTACTGTTTCGGCTGTGGAATCGGCGGTGATGTGTTTGATTTCGTGATGCAATACGAATCCGTTCCTTTTAGTACTGCATTTATTGAACTGGGCGGTACTTATGTATCAAAAAAAGGTAAAAGCCGCAACCAGATCAGACATGAAATGCGAGATATTAAATCAAAAAAACACAACCCTGTTCAGGATCCTAATGAGATTGAGCAGGTAGAAAAGAACATACTTATGTACGAAACAGCACTAAAAACGTTCCCTCCTGATTCAGAAGAGTGGTATATGTGCCAGTTTAATCTTGAGAAAGAAAAAAGCAGATACGAAATGTTATCAGCTAAGTCAGGAGGTGAGAAAAATTCTTGAAAATATTGAAAACTTACAGGCACAAGACTTTATGGAAAAGCAGTTGTATGAAGAGCTTTTTTCAGTAAAAAGTAAAATTGACCGCTCAGAAATCAAGTTTAAGCTGATGGACCGGGCAAAAAGTGTGAAAGCGAAGCATATAGCAGAAGAGTTCATAAAGGAATTCCAGAAAGCAGAACAGGAAAAGGAAAAAGAAGAAAAAGTAAATCGTTCTATGCAGTTAGTTGAAAACATCACAAACTTTTATCCTGATTCTGTTGATAAGGAATATCCTAACATGGCTTGTGGTAGCTGGATAGCTACAGAGAACGGAATATTTTCCTCTGAAACATCTAAGGCAAGAGAACTTGTATGTCACCACCCGATCATGCCGATACGTCGTCTAAAAAACATCGAGACAGGAGAGGAACAGATCACGGTGGCTTTTAAAAGGGATGGATATTGGACAGAAATAACTGTTCCAAAAATTGACATTGTGACTTCCAGGGCAGTAACTAATCTTGCAAGGTTCGGGGTGCAGGTCAACTCAGAGAATGCAAGGCTTCTCGTAAAGTATCTGGCGGATGTTGAAATGTACAATGCCGATATGATCGACATACAGCACTCTACAAGCAAACTGGGGTGGCATGGTAATACATTTGTCCCTTACGACCTTTCAATCGTTTTTGACGGTGAATACCGCTTTAAAACGCTATTCCAAAGTATACAGGAAAGTGGAGACTACTTCAAGTGGGTGACTCTGGCTAAGCAGCTACGGTCATGCGGACGATTGGAACCGCGAATAGCACTGGCAGCATCTTTTGCGAGTGTTCTTATACAGCCGCTTGATGCACTACCGTTCATCGTAGATTTCTATGGGCAGACAGGAGGCGGAAAGACGGTAACAATCAATATAGCGGCATCGGTTTGGGGGAATCCGGCACCGGGAGCCTACGTTGGGAATTTTCGTTCAACAGATACATCATTGGAGACAAGGGCAGATATGCTCAATAACTTTCCGATGATTCTGGACGACTCGAAGAATGTTTCTCAGTATATCCGGGATAACTACGAAACATTGATTTACAATCTCTGTTCTGGCAAAGGAAAAGCACGTTCAAATAAGGACCTCGGAGCAGCTAAGGAAAATACATGGAGCAATGTGACTATTTGCAACGGTGAGAACCCTATTTCGGAATTTGCAGATTCCGGCGGAGCTATCAACAGAATTATTGAAATTGAATGTTGTGAGGATATTTACGAGAATCCAGCAGAGATTAACGGCATTGTCGTGAAGAACTACGGCTTTGCTGGAAGAGTGTTCGTTGGAAATCTCAAACAGTTCACATCGGATGATCTGAAAGAAATGAAAGCCGAAATTGAGAAAGGTTTTGACGGATATGACTTTCCAGCAAAGCAGGTAATGGCAATATCTACACTTCTGCTGGCTGACAAATTAGCTACAGATTTCATATTTAAGGATGGACGTGAGCTGACGGTCGAGGACGTTGTAGACATACCTACACGCAAGAAAGATGTATCAGAAGGTCAGAGATGCTATGAATTCATTCTTGAAAGTCTCTCAGTGTACGGACAGCACTTTGATGCGCAATTTAGCTGTGATCAGTGGGGATTCAAGGAAACGCCAGATGAATATGGAGATGTATATGTATATTTTTATCCGAAACCTCTTGAAAACCTTTTGAAGAACAATGGATTCTCCAGAAAAGCCTTTTCGGCCTGGGCGATTAATCGAGAATTAGTCAAACACACGGGGAAAAGAGATACGGTATTAAAAAGAGACGGGGGAAGTGTGATGAGGCTTATTGCGGTAAAGATTGTCGATATAAAAAATCTCGAAAACGAGCAGGAAAATGAGGTTATTGAAACTGGTTTTCTGCCAGCTGATGCCGAAACAAATGTTCCGTTTTCGTAATTTGTAACCATGTAACCGTTGTAACACGAAAAAAAACATCCTATAGGAGAAAGTTTGAGAGTGTATAAAAAACATATACTCTAGTGATTCTCCTATATAAAAACCTTGGTTACATTGGTTACACGGTTACACACCTCTGAAGCCCGCATAAAATAAGGGTTTGTGGCGTAACCAGTGGATTAAAAAAGCCGGTTACACACGGGTTACAAAATTAAAAAGTATATGCAATTAGATTTATTATAACAAAATTAACTGAATATTACAAAAATATTTAGTTGACATAATTTTTGCAAGGAGTGGTTACAAAATGAAAAAAGACGATCTCAATAAAAAGCAAAGATATGCATTAGATACAATGCTGTCTGGCAGTAATGTTTTTCTGACAGGTGACGCAGGAACAGGCAAGACAACGGTTATCCAAACGTTCATCGATGAGGCGGAAAAAGCTGGTAAAAATATTCTGGTATCCGCCACTACTGGAATTGCAGCGGATAATATCGGATATGGGGCAACTACCGTACACCGAGCATTGAATATTTCAATTAAATTTGAGGACTATAAGAAAAAGGTGAAATCCAGAGCTGAACTTCTGAAAGAAGCAGATGTTCTTATCATTGATGAAATCAGCATGTGCCGGTTCGATTTGTTCAATATGATTGCAAAGACGATCATCACGGAGAATGAAGAGAGAGCAGTTGACAGACTTCTGATCGGAGAGGACAAAGAAGACATTCAGTTAATCGTGATAGGTGATTTCTACCAGCTTCCGCCAGTTATTACGACAGACGATCGAAAAATTCTCTGTCGGATGTATGGATCTGATTATGGAAAGGGTGGAAAGTATGAACATGGATATGCTTTCATGTCTGAATACTGGAAAGAAATGGGATTTGAATATATCAAACTTGATGAGGTATGCAGGCAGAATGATGAGGGATTTAAGTATGTGCTGAATGATATTAAATATGGCAACAATATTAGAAAATCCATTGCATATCTGGAGAACAACGAATCAGACAAAGTTATACCGGAAGCGCCGTTCTTGGTTGGCACTAATGCAGAAGCTGACAGAATTAACAATACTTTCCTTGGCAAGTTGGATAAAAAGACCGAAAAAGTGTTTCATGCAGCAGTTGACGGCGAACTAACATCTGCCGATATTAAGAACATTGCATTTGCCAAAGAGGACTTAATTCTTAACATCGGTGCAAAAGTGATGATTACAGTCAATGATCTGTCTGGAAACTACGTTAATGGAACGATTGGCATCATTCAGAAAATTGTGGAAAACGGAGAATTTGAAGAATCTTATCTGGTTATCAAGACTGATAAGGGCAAAACAGTTAGCTTATACAGATACAGTAAAGACATTGAGAAACAGGTTATTGAAGAATCTGAACAGAAAAAAGACGGTCAGAAAATCGTAAAAGAGAAGATTGTCCGCAAGAAAGTAGGCTCTTTCTCTCAGTTCCCGGTAAAACTTGCCTGGGCAATCAGTATTCATAAATCACAGGGACAGACATTTGAAAAAATCAACATTGACCCTTGCTGTTGGGATCCTGGACAGTTCTATGTGGCTGTTTCCCGGGCTAAATCAGCTAACGGCATACATTTTATCAGACCGATAAAACAGAGCTATATAAAGGCGTTTAGCAAGGATAACGAGCGACTTCTTGAACAGAGTTTTGAGGTAGAAGAAGGTGTATAAGTATGAGAGTGACGCACGAGCAGATACCGAACACCATAAAGTTTTTACAGATTGATTTTCCGGCACTGGTCCTCCAGACTGCCGGAATTGAGGCAAAGGATGAATACTGGCAGCAGGTAGTTGAACAGATCCATGTTGTGTCTGAAAAATATAGCAAAAATGGATTTGTAGATCACATGCTTGTTGCTTATTCGGATTATCTTTCTAAGATGTTTAATAAGGCAAAAGAATTGGAAAAGGAGAATCAAAATGCCGTACAACACGAAGAATAGATGCAAGCAGGGACAGGCTCTCAGAAAAGAAATATATATGTATATCGTCAGTTATATCAAACTGGTTGGATATGCACCGTCAGTTACAGAAATTTCTGAAAGAGTGGATGCCGGGAGAGCTACGGTCTGGAAACATATTAATCAGTTGATTGATGATGACCTGCTCAAGACGAACCACCCCAGTACCGACAGGGCATATACTCCGGTTGGGTATGGAATAAGAAAGATAAACAAGGAGACAAAATGAAACTTTATGACATTGTTACAGCAGATGGTACATTCGTCGACAGTATGAGCAGAATAGAAATTTTGGAACGGTTCGGGATTTCTAAAGGAGTCTTTCAAAGATATCTGGATAATGGCGATCTGTTAGAAGGAAAATATCAAATAAATGACTATGATTGCGATATAAAAGCAAGGAAATGTAAGGACAGGGAATTATTCTTACAGTTTGACATTCTGACTCAGAAAATAAGGAGGACTGTTGAATGGGAAAACTAAAAAAGCGTGGAGGTCTAACACAATGAATAAAATGCGTGAATATGAACGAGGCAGGGAGGACGGGCTTGACCTTGCCAGACGAATTGTCAAACAGGGCGGGATTGAAGCTCTTGAACAGGAATGCAAGTTCCGGGGTGCGACCGGGATACATACCTCTCTGGCAGTAAAAGACCTTGATAAAGCGTCAGAAAAGATAAAAGAGGTTATAGCGGATTCATTTGTAATATTGTCAATCGCTGTTCTGCATGATGATTTCGGTTTTGGCGAGAAACGCTGTCAGAGATTTAGAAATGGACTTGACCGGGCTGCTGATTATATCAATGACGGTCTGGCAGAATGGATTGATTACGTAAACGCTATTAAAGAAGAGCTGGGGATTGTATTAAAGAATCCCGGAGAATAACGGACAGGTAGCATTTGGATAAATTAATCATGGAGGACTGCACAATAGCGTGTCAGTTACTTACATGGGGAAAGTGAGGATGGAAAATGAAATTATATTTCTACATTTTAGACAATGACAGAGAATTCAATCCGGAAACTAGAACATTCGGAGACCCTGTTTTTAAAGTCAGAGTTGAGGAATGCGAGGTAATTGAGAAACCAAAGACGTACAGAGCAGTAGCACAGTTTCCAGAAAGACTTTACATTGGATATGTAAAAAAAGAAGATATTGGAAAAATTTCTGGTTCTTCAACACCGTACATTGTGTTGGAAGAACCTAATTATCAGTTCGTAAAAGAAACATTCTTGGAAAAATACAATAATGATATTCGCAGATTTAAAAACATAATTGCAATGTACGAAAATAAGATAGCTGCGGTTGAGAATTACAAGGAGGACGCAAAATGTTAATCAGAAGTCAGAATAAAGAGATATTAGTTAATTTTAATGTATCAGCTGGTATCGAAATTGCAGAAGGGACTACAAAAACAGTTGTAACATCATATATCACTGGATGCAGTTATTTACTCGGAGAATATTCCACCAGAGAAAAAGCTATGAAAGTACTGGACATGATTCAGGATGCATATGCAGATGCAAAATTAAATGAAATTCTTCTTCCTGATGTCTGCAAATCGGCTAGTGAATCTCAGAGGGGAAAAGATAATACATCAATTGCAAAAACTATTAGAAAAGATTTTATGAAAAAAATGATATTCCAGATGCCAGAGGATAGTGAGGTGGAAGCATGATTACATTCTTATTAGGATTCACCCTTGGAACTATATTTGGAGTGGTTAGTCTTGTATGTGTGGCGATCATGTACGACAAACACCATCCAGACGAATAGAAAGGAGAACGGTATGCTGACAAGGAATAAAAAGCTGAAAGACTACGGTATTCCGGCAGAGGACATTGAAAAATTAAACACGATGCTGAAAGACTTCCCGGCAGAGTACGGATACCTGCTTACCAGCGCCGCCTTGTCAGCTTGCCCTAAGAACACGGTGATAGCGGATATGGTTGTTGAGAATATCTTGCACCGGAAAAGTTACAGGAAAATCAGCAAAGAAAGATATATCCCGATGAACCCGAAAGACTTCTACGGATACAGACGCAAGACCGTCGCTGTACTGTATGAGAGAATGCGGTTATTGGGAGTATGGGAGGAAAAATAAATGAAAGAATATAAATGTCCAAAGTGCAATAGTAAAAACCTTTTTGTCAAGAAAGTTGGGAATAATACGGGATTGTATTGCGGGGATTGCGGTGCATGGATTAAATGGGTCGGGAAAAATGAGCTGAGAGCGTTTGAATATTTAACTAAGCAGAAACACGTAGACGATGCTAATAGCAAACAAGACGATATTGCAAGCATCATTTATAGCACTCTCGATCATATGTATTGCGATAATTGCAGATTCAATAGCGAAATTAAAGAAAGTGATAGTGATGAATGGAACTGTGATGAATGCCACAGAAAATATAATGGATGGGGAGTTTCCATGCAGGAAAGTAATAAAATTGCAAAAGAAATTTTAAAACAGTTAGGAGAATAGAATATGAGCAGACTGATTGATGCAGACAAAATAATTGACTCTCTTGGAAATTCGGATATGGATTTTGCAATAGGTGCAGTTATTGACGAACAGCCGACAGCTTTTGATGTGGACAAGGTTGTTGGTGAGTTGAAAAGAGATAAATTCATTGAATCGGAATGTATCTTATCTGACGTACATCAAGGATATAATGCTGGACTGAACAGAGCAATAGAAATTGTAAAAGGAGGGTGGAGTTGAATGAGTAAATCAGTATTAGTGATTGATACGCCAGAAAATTGTGTAGATTGTATATTTTGTCAGGAATTCAATACAAGAAGTAGAGAATATGCATATTGCTATGCAGTGAATGGTGATAGTGAAAATGATATGAAACTAATTAACTGTGTATACGGATATCGTCAATCTAAACCTGATTGGTGTCCACTTATGGACTTGCCGGAGAAAGATAAGGAGGAAGAAAATGAGTAAATCAGTATTAGTGATAGACACACCAGAAAATTGCTATGATTGCCCGTTCGGAACTTCATACTGCGGTGAACTTGAATATGTGGGTTATTGTGAATTAGCTGATTGTTTAGATTATGATGTAATTCTGATGACAGAAGAACATTATGATTACGAAAGCAAATCAAGACCTAAATGGTGTCCATTGAAGCCATTGCCGGAGAAAAAAGAGTATATCGTTCCGAATGACAATGTAGAATCACAAAAAGATATTATTGCGGTTGGTTGGAATGCCTGCTTGAGAGAAATTACAGAAACAAGCGATGAAAACAAGCGATAAAAAGTAAGCGATAAGAGGTGGAGAAATGATTATTTTAACTGGAAAAATCGTGTTTGTAAAGACACAGGAAGAATGTTTAAGTGTTCTGAAAATGGCAAAGCTTCAGGGATTCACATGGGCGAGAGAAAACCATTTAAACCCTATCGTAATTCCGTTTCCAAACATATTGAATTTTTACGACAGTAAGATTGTTACTTACAACTATGTTAAAAAGACAGTGTATGAAGCATCCGAAATCGTCGAAGATGAAGAAAAAATCAAGGACGCAGTAAACCTTGTCAGAACATTCACTAAATACCCAGACAGAACAGCCTTGACGGACTCATTTATTAAGTCTTTGGAGTTACTCGCAGATACTGTAGAAAGTCAGATGGAAGAGGTGAAGTAGATGGTTGATTTAAGAAATACATGTATCTTGGTTAAGACAGAAGAAGAAAATGAAATGCTTCTCAAAGAAGCTGAGAAACAGGGATTTTATTGGTATTCGAAAGGCAATTGTAAACCATTGCCAGGACAACATTTTCCAGATATTTTAAAATTTTGTAATAACAAAGATGTGGTGCACAGCGCACGTATCGGAGTAGAGTGTGATGCTTTCTACGAAGCTTCAGAACTCCTCGGGACAAAAGAAATGACGGCAAGAGAGTTTGCTAATCGTATTGCAGATATATGCAATTGTAGAGGATGTAACTGTTCAGAATGCGTATTGAGCGAAAGCAATACTAGGTGCAAGAAGCATTTGTGTGATATATGTGATTGGAAAGATAATATAGATGAAGTTCTTGAAATTGCAAAATCAATAAGACTTACAGCCCCTTCACCCGAAGAGAAAGCAATTAGCACGATTGAGAAATTTATCGAGAATCCAGATCACACAGCATTAAATGATGAATTTTTAGAATCATTGAAGCTGGCAGTCGAGAAGTTGGAAGAGGTGAAGTAGATGGAGAGATTAACACTTGACGATACGATAAAAGCACTTAGATGTGTTGCCAGTCAAGATACAGGAGGTGGTTGCTATGCAGACCACGAAAACTTCATACATATGGATGATGAGTATAAACGCATTGTCTGTGGAACTGGCGAGGATTTAAGAGATCCTATCAGCGACAAGGAAGCGGTTGGATGCCCGTATTATCAAGATACTTATGAATGTTGTTTTGAAGATGGAGGATTGTATTGGTTGAAAGATGTTGCAGAGCTGCTAGAAGAACTGAAATCTTATAAAGACTTAGAAGAACAGGGCTTGCTTGTGAGATTGCCGTGTCCTATTGGCACAACTGTATGGGACATATGCGGCATGGATATTCGGGAAAACGTGTTAAGTGGAATTGAATGTGGCAAAGATGGTAAACAGTTTTTGTGGGCAAACCATGATGAATGGCTCGGAGAATTAAATGATTTGGTATTCCTCACCCGTGAAGAAGCTGTGAAGAAGCTGGAGGAACTCAAAAATGAAATTTAAAGAATTTGCAAAGTGGTGCAATGAAAGAGCCTGTGATGGATGTTGGGGAATGCTGGAAGCAATGGCGTGTATTGATTTAATAGGTGAAGTTAAAAAAGTTCCGTTTTGGAAAAGAGAGAAATTTTGGAAAGAAAATTATGAGCAGCAGGTATTGGAAGAGATTATTAATCCGATAGAGAAGAAGTTGGAGGAGGTTCAAAATGACAAGACCTGAGATTACAGCAAAATTATCAGCCATGCTTGAAAAGAAAATAAATCCTCACAATGATCCACGTATTTATTGGGCGAAAGAAGTGACATTCGATTATTCGACAGATCATGCGGTAAGGGTGGATTATATGCGATTCGTGCCAGCAAATAATAGTGTGTCCGGGATAGAAAAAGGTGACTGCTATTGTTATGAGGTTAAATCATCAGCTGAAGATTTTCGTTCTGGTCATGGGTTGAATTTTATTGGTGATTATAACTACCTGGTTATGCCGACAGATGTATGCGCTGCGGTATCCCTTGAAATTCCACATTATGTAGGAATATATGTACCAGAAGCAAATGATCTTACATGCGTCAAAAAAGCAAAGCGAAGAAATCGGACAAGGCCTGTGTCTGAAATACTTTTGATGATGTTCCGGTCTGCGAATAGAGATTATAGAAAAGCAGTAAAACAGTTGGAGGAGATGAAGAAATGAATAGCAAACCTACACCAGACATAACGCCAAACCTTGCTATATCGGCATACCACGTACTACAGCAATATTGCACTGGACAGCCAGCAGATTGCAAAGGCTGCGGATTCTACGAACACTGTCCAGAATGTTTTCGAGGCATGCCATGTGACTGAAGTCTGAACGAAGAAGGTGAAATAAATGAAGTTAAGGAAGGCAACACTGATTGACTACGGAGTACCGCCGGATGATGTACCGACATTACAAAGTCACTTGCGGAACCTTAGCGAAAGCGACAAATACAATCTGTTACAGGTATCTATCAAATATGCACCCGGCATTGAATCGCAAATCTATGACAGCATTGTGAACAGTATCGGCTATCGAACGATGGAGAAGATCAGAACGGTTCCTGCAACGGAGAATGACTTTTATGGCTACAAACGCAAGGTCATGGCGGAATACTATCATCTGGCCAAATTGATTGGCAGACTTTAAAAAACTTAAAAATTTATAAAAGTGGTAGAGAGCTATGTACGCCCTAGTATGGTATTATAGTATATATAACTATAACTATGCTAGGGCGTTTTAATTCAGAAAGGATATGATTGGATGTTAATAGGATGGCAAACGAGGAAAATTTAAAACCTTTTAAACCTGGTCGAAGCAGTGAGGAAGCAGCGAAAAACGGCCAAAAAGGCGGCATTGCTTCTGGTCAGTCTCGCCGTCAAAAGAAAACCCTTTCTGAATTAGCAAAAATGATAGCTGAGAACCCTGCTCCGACTGCTGCAAAGAAGAAACTCACAAAAATGGGAATATCTGATGAGGATGCAAATAACAATGCCTGTATTGTAGCTGCCGTATATAATAAAGCCATCAAAGGAAATATGCAGGCAGTGGACAAATGGGAACAGTTGGTAGCCGTATCAAAATCAGACGAAAGCAAATATGAGCTTCCTGCCAGAGTACTTGGTAAGGCATTCGTGGATATTAACCGGCAAATCAAGCCTAATATCGAATATGTATTCGAGGGTGGTCGAGGCGGTCTGAAATCTTCATTCGTAGCTTTTAAGATTGTTGAACTTATTAAGAACAATCCTCAGATGCACGCCTGCATTACAAGACAGGTGGCCGGTACTCTGAAAGATTCCGTATATGCTAACATGAAATGGGCTATCAACGAACTTGGACTGATGGAAGAATTTGAATGCAAGGTGTCGCCACTTGAGATCAAGTATATTAAGACTGGACAGACAATATACTTCCGTGGTCTGGATGATGAAACCAAACTGAAATCCATTAAGCCGGAGTTTGGCTACATTGGAATCCTCTGGAAAGAAGAAAAAGATCAAATGAAGGGAGATGCTCAGGAACGCTCTGTTAATCAGTCAGTGCTTCGTGGTGGTGATGAATCCTATGATTTTTCATCATACAACCCACCAAAATCAAAATCAAACTGGGTAAATAGGATTAAGCTCACACCTAACCCAAAAAGAGTTATTCATCATTCAAGTTATCTGGAAGCCCCGGCAGAGTGGCTAGGTCAGAAATTCCTTAATGATGCAGAGCACTTAAAGGAAGTCAATCCAGAAGCATATGAGCATGAATACCTGGGTGTCCCAAATGGTGACGGCGGAAACGTATTTGAATATCTCGAAATCAGAGATATTACAGACGAAGAGATCAGCCACATGGACCGCATTTTCGCTGGTGTAGATTATGGATGGTACCCGGATGCCTTCTGCTATCTCCGAACTTATTATGATTCTGCCAGAGAGAAGATATATCTGATTGACGAGCTGTATGTAAATAAATGGAGCAACTCTAAGACTGCTGATTGGATCAAGAAAAAAGGCTATGACGATTACACAATGATATGTGATTCTGCGGAACCTAAGTCTGTGAATGACTTCCGGGATGCCGGACTTCCCGCAAGAGGAGCAATCAAAGGACCGGGAAGTATCGAGTATGGTTTCAAATTCTTACAGACAAAGACTATAGTCATTGACCCGAAGCGAACACCGAACGCATATAAAGAAATCACAGAATATGAGTATGATCGGGACAAAGAGGGAAATGTAATAAGTGGTTATCCTGACGGAGATGATCATGCAATCTCGGCACTTAGATATGCTTATGAGCCGTTGTTTAACAGGAGAGGTTACAGTGCATAATGGGACTTATAACAACACTAAAAAGGTGGTTTAATATGATATTCAAAAAACAAGCCGAAGAGGACTTCAACATTCAGGCAGCAGAATTTCCAGAGATGGAATCGCTGATTAACCGGTGCGCGAACATTTACAGAGGTGCGCCGGAATGGCTGGATGATAAGAATAATATCAAGACGATCAATTTTGCTAAATCTGTCTGCTCAGAAACAGCTCGGCTCGCAACGCTGGCGATCGGCATTCAGATAGACGGTTCTGCAAGGGCTACGTGGCTACAGGAACAGATCGACAAGGTATATTTTCAAATCCGTCACTGGGTAGAATATGGCTGTGCTTATGGAACAGTATTTATTAAGCCAAATGGTGAAAGCATTGACGTATTCACTCCGGCAGACGTGATGATTGTGGACTATGACAATCAGGAAATAAAGGGGATTATATTTAAGGATTCCTATACTGTTGGACGGAAATACTACACACGGCTTGAATATCATAGATTTGTTGAGACTACAATGGACGGCGTGACAACCTATCCGTACTACGTTTCTAATAGAGCCTATGTGTCAAAATCCCCTCAGTCAATCGGCGATAAGATTGACCTTAAACAGACCAAATGGGCTGACCTTATGGCAGATACGCCGCCGATTCTCAAGGCAAATGGAGAGAAGCTGGACGGGCCTCTGTACGGAGTACTGCGGACGCCGCAAGCGAATAACGTGGATATTAATGCACCATTGGGATTGCCGATTTTTGCCGAAGCTATCGAGGAGTTAAAAGACCTCGACATTGCATACAGCCGTAATGCCGGAGAGATTTTTGACTCTCAGAAGATTGTTCTGGCAGATGATAGACTGCTGATGCCAAGCGGTACACCTGTATCAGCCATGTCACCGCAGGGCATGGAGAACAGACGGAAAGAGATGAACTTACCGCGCTTTGTCAAGAATGTATTCGGGCAGGATGAGAAAGAATTCTATCAAGAAATCAATCCACAACTCAACACAGATACCCGTATAAGCGGAATAAATGCCCTTTTAAGTCAGTTAGGATACAAGATTGGATTCTCCAACGGCTACTTTGTTTTTAACGAATCTAGCGGCATCCAGACAGCTACGGGAGTGGAAGCGGAACAGCAGAGGACAGTGCAGTTTATCAAAGATGTTCGAGACAAACTGGAATCCTGTCTGGATGAAGTTATCTACGCTTTGAACGTTTACGCTGACCTGTACGGGCTTGCACCTGTCGGAGCATACGAGGTCAATTATGATTTCGGAGACATTCTCTATGTCAGAGAAAACGACCGTGCAAGATGGTGGCAGTATGTGACTACTGGCAAGGTTCCGGCATGGTTGTATTTCGTAAAATTCGAGGGAATGACTGAGGAAGAAGCGAAAGCAATGGTCAAAGAAGCTCAGCCAGACGAACCAGCATTATTCGGAGAGGAGTAAAAAGATGGCAGATAAACCAGTAACAAGGGAAGAAAAATATCTTGCGTACTTGACAGGCGATTATAAGGGCGAACTCCCAAAGCCAATTACGAGAAAAGAGAAGTATTTATACGAATTATGTTTAAAAGGAATAGGCGGCGAAATCTCACCGGAAGAAATCAAGAATGCAGTAAATGAGTACCTTGAAAAGAATCCGGTCAAGCCCGGAGCCACGGCAGAACAGGTACAGCAGATTGAGCAGAATAAAAAGGATGTTGATTCGCTAAAGGAAGATATAACTTATGTAACAGAAACAATATATGGTGACAATTTTTTAAAGACGCTTGAGACTGTCAAAACCGAATTGTATCATGAAAAGTATGCTTGGTTCATCCCACTTAATTTATATAGCCAAGGTGACACAATGTTGTTTTATTTCCCGACACTATCAGATGGCTCGTATCAAACATATTTATGTGACGAAAGCAAGGTTGCTGTACAGAATATTACTGTTTCAGTCAAAGATCATTATAGTACAGTTGAATATCCTAAGTTTGGAAAAAAATATGCATATCTCCGTATGTATGCGAAAAAAACGACGGATGTATGTTATATAAAAAAAATGAGTTTAACAATATTAAGTGTTATTGATGGGTTTACACAAAAAAATATACATTCATTGCTCGTTGACAATACCGGGAATACAGACGTGTCTAGGGATGTGCAAATGCTTATAAATAAATTGGAAGCGGACGATGTTGAGATTTATTTCCCAAAAGGAAAGTATCTCTTTTCTAATACTATCAATCATAAAAAAGGAAATGTGACTTTTAGATGTGCAGATGGTGTAGAAATGATTATTAATTCCAGTCCGGTTTATACAACATTTAACATATCTGGGGCGGATATTCCACCTTATTCTTTAGGTACATTTAAAATAATCGGCGGCCATTGGACAACTACAAGACCTTTTGATGTTTCTGGAGACAGTATAAGCACAGGTTTTCAATTAACAAAAATGGGTGGCGTGACTATTATAAATGCCACTTTCGAAGAATTAATGCAGAGTAATCACCTATTTGATATATCAGGAACAAAAAATATATTGATACAAGGATGCACATTCAGAGGTACATTTTTTAATCCATCACAAAAACCGAATAAGTACGGAAATTTTGAAATGATACAAATTGACCTAGCAAGCGGAATTAATCTATCTATTTGTACCGAAAACGGACATAACGAGTGTACAAAAAATGTTGTTATAAAAGATTGCGTGTTTGAGCCAAGTGGCAAAGATAATTGTTACTTATACAGACCAGTAGGAATGCATTTTGGTGGAACTTTGATTAATAATGTGGTTGACTGGTACGATAATATAAAAATCGAAAACAACATTTTCCACAATGTTTTAGGACGGGCGATAGAAGTTTCTTGTGCAAGAAATGTATCAGTCAAGGGGAATATTTTCAAACAGGAGACGGAAATAATTGATGGAATAATAAAATGTGGAAGTGTAAGATGGGGTAATACTGCTACCTGGGCAACGTTTAGCGGTATTTCTGATAAACAACGATATAATTGTATGAATATCAGTATTCTCGACAATATGCTTAGTTGCAGTGTAGATTCTGATGAAATGTTTATAGATGCGTTTCCAGTATTAGATACATCTAGTATGTATGTTAATTCGTCTGGTAGCCATTTAACAAAAATGGCAAAGAATGTAACTATCAAAGGCAATACTGGTGATTTGAATATAAGAGCCAATAATATCCATATGTTGAACATCAATAATAATGATGTTCCAAATGTGTATGTTGACAACAACAGTTAATTAACTAAAGAGGGCTTTAGTTAACCAGTAAAAAAAACAAAACATGTACCACAACATTTATCGAAAGAGGTGATATGCTATACTTAGTCCAGAATATTTACGCCGAATAACAGAGGGTAGCGAGCAAATTGCCGAAGAATTGCACCAGTACATCATCTCTGAGATCGTGTCGAGAATGATGGCAAGAATCGGCAGAGGTGAGGACTATATTCTAACCAATGCCGATGCGTGGAGAATTAGAACACTACAAGAATCTAGCGAACTGCTAGAGGACATTCTGGCAGAATTATCCAAATACACTAAACGTGAACAGCAGGAACTCCTTGAAGCGCTTGAAGATGCCGGAATCACTGCAATGAACTACGATGATAAGGTATACAAGGCAGCAGGATTAAGCCCTGTGCCGCTTGAGCAATCCCCAGCTATGATAAGGCTCATGGAGCGAAATATGCTTGCAACTATGGGCGAGTGGAAGAACTTCACGAGAACAACCGCAAGTGCCGCTCAGAGGCTCTATATTGAGCAATGCGACCTTGCATATAACCATGTAATGACTGGGGCAGTTGGATATACGCAAGCCATCAAAGAAGCAGTTAATAACGTTGTGAGCGATGGCGTTACTGTCACATATCCATCTGGCAGAAAAGATACAATCGAAACAGCAGTTGCACGCTCTGTCAGAACTGGTGTGGCTCAGGCTACGGGGGATATATCCCTAAAACGCATGGAAGAAATGGACTGGGATTTAGTTCTGGTCAGTGCGCACATAGGAGCCAGAACAGGTGATGGCGGCGAGAATCCCGGAAATCACTCATGGTGGCAAGGTAAGATATATTCTCGTTCGGGCAAGAGCAAGAAATTTCCACCGTTCTCATTGACCGGATATGGAACAGCAAGCGGACTGTCAGGAGTCAACTGTCGGCATAGTTTTGGAGCCAGTGACGGAGAATTCAACCCTTATGCAGAATTATCGGCACAGGATAAAGCTAACAAGGGAAAGCAGTACGAAAAAGAACAGCGGCAACGTACTTACGAGCGAAGAATCCGCAAAACGAAGCGTGAAGTCCTTGGACTGCAAGCAGGAGTTGACAATGCACCGAATGAAAAGGCTAAATTCGCATTACAGCAAGACCTTGACCGGAAGTCTTATCTTTTACAGAAACAAAATGCTGCATACAAAGATTACTGCAAGCAGAATAACCTGAGAGAACTGCAAGACCGGCTCATGATAGCGAAGTGGAACCGCCAGAACGCCGCTAAAGCCAGAGGAGCGGCAAAGAGATATAAGACAGCAAAGGGGATTGACTAATGGATAGATGGGAATATTACAATCCGAATCCTGCCGGGAATCGAGTCGGAGATTGTGCTGTCCGGGCAATATGTAAAGCAACCGGGTTCGACTGGGAAACAGTATTCGCCGGATTAATGATACAGGCGTGTGCTCTGTCGGATATGCCATCAGCTAATTACGTTTGGGGCGCGTATCTCTATAAACGTGGGTACAGACGTAAGCTAATTGAACAGTCAGAACGATATATCTATACAGTCAACGACTTTTGCGCAGACCATCCGACAGGCACATACATCCTCTGCATAGACGGTCATGTAGTGACGGTACAAGATGGCAAATATTTTGACACATGGGATTCCGGTAATGAGATTCCGGTATATTACTGGGAAAAGGAGAATAAATGAGCATATCAGAATTTGTACAGATTTTCCTCTCTATCTGTGGAGGGGTGTCTATTGTCGGAGGGGCAGCAGCTGTGATCTTTAAGTGGATTACTCCGGCATTCCGGCTCAATAAGCGAGTAGAAACACTGGAAGAACATGATAAACGAGATTACGAGAGTCTTCAGAGGATTGCAGAACGTGATTCGTTGATTCTGGAAGTGTTGTCGACCATGTTGGACAGTCAGATCAGTGGGAATAATGTGGAGGAATTAAAAAAAACAAAACAGAAGCTTACAAATTATCTTGCACAGAATCAACGTTAATTGCATTAATAAGGGGTATGCTCATGAAGTTATATGTGTTCACAAAGAAAGATATAGACAGATTCTTGATAGAGTGTAATTTTACACCGGACGAAGAAAGACTGTTCCGGCTGAGATGTAAGGAATATACGCTCGAATACTGCGCTGAACAGATGAATGTGAGTATATCCACGGCGAAACGGTTAAGCCGGAGGGTGAATAATAAAATAATTAAAGTGTGTTGATACTTTTTAGACACTAATTAGAGCCAGAAACGAACTGTTTCCGGTTCTTTTTTTATGCAAAAATATAACCAGAAAGGTGGTGCATAAGATGGCATTATACAACAATCCTTATCAATATAGTTTTGGCGTTCCGGGGCAGATGAATCAGTTCCAGCAACAGCCTGTCCAGATGCCAGCTCAACCAGTACAGCAACCTCAGCAGAATAATAACGGAATCCTGTGGGTATCTGGAGAAGTAGGCGCAAAATCCTATCTGGTAGCACCCGGGACAAGTGTTTTACTGATGGACAGTGAGAGCGAAAAGTTCTACATAAAATCCACAGACGTTTCCGGTATGCCACAGCCATTACGAACGTTTGAATATCACGAGGTAGGCACTCAGATGCCACCTAAACAGCCTGTTCAGAACATGGACAGTAAATATGTCACCAGACAGGAATATGACGATTTAAAGGGCAAATACGAAGCTATTATAAACCGATTAAATTCTTTTTCTGAACCTGTTAGAGCTAATACCGCGCAGGAATCAGCAGTCAAGGGAGGAAACGCAGATGAGTAATCCATTATTTAACGCGCTTGGTGGCGGGATGCCACAGGGAAACGGGCCAATGCAGATGATACAGCAGTTTATGCAGTTTAAACAGAATTTTAAGGGAAACCCGAAAGCAGAAGTTGAGAAAATGCTACAGTCTGGACGGATTTCCCAGCAGCAACTTAATCAAGTTCAGCAGATGGCAGGACAGTTTCAAAATCTGCTGAAGAATATGAAATAGTACATTACAATCTGGCCAGATTGATGTAAATACACAATAAAGGAGACTATAACTATGGACGGAAATTACAGCTTATCAGATATTGCCGCTGCTACTGGAAACGGTAGAAATAATGACGGCATGTTTGGTGGAGATGGTAGCTGGTGGATTATTGTTTTATTCATTTTTGCTTTCTTCGGATGGGGAAACAACGGCTGGGGCAATAATGGCAACGGTGGTGGATATGCAGCCACAGCAGCTACTCAGGCAGATATCCAGAGAGGATTCGATAACTCCGCAGTAATCAGCAAGCTTGACGGAATCAACAGCGGCCTGTGCGATGGCTTTTATGCCATGAATAATGGTATGCTTACCGGTTTTAACGGAATCAACACAAACATCATGCAGACTGGTTTCGGAATCCAGCAAGCAATCAATGCCGATACTGTAGCAAACATGCAGAACACCAATGCTTTACAGGCACAGCTTGCGAACTGCTGTTGCGAAACCAGGGAAGCTATCCAGGGTGTAAATTACAATATGGCACAGAACACCTGTGCACTGCAGAACACTATGAACAGCAACACAAGAGATATTATCGACAGCCAGAACGCAGGAACAAGAGCCATTCTTGACTACCTTTGCAATGAAAAGATTTCTAACTTGCAGGCTGAAAACAATGACCTCAGACGTGCTGCTTCTCAGGATCGCCAGAGTGCGTTACTCACAACCGCAATGGCTTCTCAGACACAGCAGCTCATTAATGCGATTAATCCAGCACCGATTCCGGCATATCAGGTTCCTAACCCGAACACATATTACGGATGTGGATGCAACACCGGATGTAATTGCTGATAACTTCATATCGAGAGTATCTTTCGATTGATTCGAATGTCGGCTTATGCCGTATTACACAGAGGGGCAGGCTGAGACCTGTCCTTTTGTGATATGAAAGGGGTAAAAATTATGGCAGAATTTACAAATGTAGCTGCTCAGACGGTAGCAGCAAATGGAAACGTAGTGTTTTCAAACACAGCAGTTAAAGGTTCTAACTGCATTCAGCACAGAGAGGGAAGTGGAATCATCACTCTAAGAGGACTGACTAACCAGTGTAAAGCGAGATTCTTCGTGGATTTTTCTGGTAATATCGCAATTCCAACAGGCGGTACTGTTGAAGCTATTTCTCTGGCTATTGCAATCTCTGGTGAGCCGGTATTATCTTCACAGATGATCTCCACACCGGCAGCAGTAGACCAGTACAATAATGTGTCCTCTGGTATCTATATTGATGTACCTCGCGGATGTTGCGTTAATATCGCGGTAGAGAACACAAGCGATCAGGCAATTTCTGTTGCGAACGCAAACATTGTCGTAACCAGAGAAGCGTAGGAGGTGTGATTATGAGAGACATTAAGGATTTATGTGCAAGAATCGAAGACGAGCTGTCCAAAATCGCTGACAGTGGACTGACCACTGGAAATCTGGAAATGACATACAAACTGATTGATATGTATAAAGATATCAAGAATACGTATTACTGGGACAAGAAAGTGGAATATTACAACACTGTCCTTGATGAGATGCGTAGCGGCTACAATGACGATTACAGCGAACGCGGAAGAAAGCGTGATAGCATGGGGAGATACAGCGCAAATGATGGCAGAATGATGCCGGATTACGACCGGGGCAGTTCTTATGCCAGACGTGGCGAGCATTATGTTAGAGGGCATTACAGCCGCTCTGATGGGCGAGATGCTTATGACGACTATATGACACAGAAGCAGAGCTATCGCTCCGGCAAGTCTGAAGACTGCAAAAGAAAGATGCTCGCCGCATTGGAAGAACATCTGGACGAACTTACAACAGAAATGAGTGATATGTCCAAGGATGCAGAGTGCCGGGAAGAACGTGATCTTGTCAAGAGATACGTAGAAAAACTCCGTGATATGCTCTAAAAACACAAAAGTGGTAGAGAGGTAGTTAAAAGAAATCTGTTATAATGTAATTGTGCAGCAGGAAGCACAAGTAAAACGGTTGTTTTTGACATTTTCGTTTTAACCCTCCTTTCTTTAATTTAGTAGCTGGTACGCACGCTTTAACGGAAAGTTGAACAGGTTCGAATCCTGTCGTGCGTATTTGCCATCTGGCACGCAAGATGGCTCACCTCCTTGATTAAGGTTTTTGTTATTCATACTTTTCTTTTAAAAAAGAAATAAATATCCGAAACAACTCGTGGCAGGCATGACACGTTAAACACCTTGCTAACCCGGGAATCCGGGTTATGTGGAATGTACGCTAGTGGAAAACTGACAGAGTCGCACTCTGGTCTCCGGTTCGATTCCGGGCGCTCCGCTTTAATCCGCTTAGAGTTAAGCTGTTTGTATACAGGTGGTCTATGTCTCAGGTGGATTTACGCTATAGCGAAAGAAGTGAAATTCACCCCAGTTTCTTTTTAGAGGGTTGGCCGTTATAGGCGGTACGGAATGTAGCTCAGTGGTAGAGCAATGGCATTATAGGCTATGTGCCGTAGGTTCGATTCCTGCCTTTCCGTTTACCTTGCCAGTGGTCTAACTGGCTTAATCCATTACCTGCGGCGGCAGGTCAATAAACACGACCAGGAGGATGTTATGCAGAAACTTATTGACACTTTAAAATCATTTGGAATTGAAATCCCGGAGGATAAACAGGCAGATGTAAAGAAAGCACTCTCTGAGAATTACAAGAATGCAAAGGAAGTTGCAAAAACTCTGTCAAAAGTCGAGGGAGAACGTGATGACTGGAAAGTACGTGCTGAGACAGCAGAAGAAACCTTAAAAAGTTTTGACGGTATCGACCCGGCAAATATTAAAAGCGAGTTAGAGACTTGGAAACAGAAAGCGGCAGATGCAGAGAAAGAATTCAATGCAAAAATCTACGACCGTGATTTCTCGGATGCTCTGAAAGCGGCACTCGATGACGTTAAATTTTCCAGCGAAGCGGCAAAGAAATCAGTCATGGCAGACATCAAAGAAGCAGGATTAAAGCTGAAAGACGGCAAAATTCTCGGATTAAATGATCTGATTGAGCAGATGAAACAGTCTGATGCATCCGCTTTTGTGGACGAATCTCAGCAGCAGGCTCAGCAGAACCAGGCAAGATTTACCACTCACGTTGAACAGCAGCAGACACCGGGAAGTATGACCAAAAAAGATATCGAAGCAATCAAAGACCCGTCCGAGAGACAGGCTGCAATCGCTCAGAATATCCAGTTATTCCAGTGATTTTTTTACACCGACTATACATCAGGGTATAGCCGCTAACCCAATACCTTAACAATTATGGGTAGAAAGGATTTTTTATGCCAGCAAAAACAAATCTTATTATGACTAATGATATTCATGTCACGGCACGTGAGATTGACTTTGTTACCAGATTCGAAAGAAACTGGCAGCACTTACGTGATATTCTGGGTATCATGAGACCTATCAAAAAGCAGCCGGGTGCTGTACTCAAGTCCAAATACGCAGAGGGTACTTTACAGAGTGGAAAAGTTGGTGAGGGTGAGGAAATCCCTTACAGCAAGTTTACCGTAAAAGAAAAGACCTATGCGGAAATGACTATCGAAAAGTACGCAAAGGCTGTATCTATCGAAGCAATCAAGGACCACGGTTATGAGAACGCTGTTCAGATGACTGATGACGAGTTTCTTTTCCAGCTTCAGACTGATGTTACCGGCAGATTCTATGACTATCTGAAAACCGGTACACTTACTTCCACAGAAACAACATTCCAGATGGCTCTGGCAATGGCTAAGGGTCGTGTTGAAAACAAATTTAAACAGATGCACAGAAATGTGACTGGCGTTGTTGGATTTGTCAACATTCTGGACGTATATGAATATCTCGGAGCAGCTGAGATCACTATTCAGAATCAGTTCGGATTCCAGTACATGAAGGACTTTATGGGATTCAATACAATCTTCTTACTGTCCGACAGCGAGATTCCGAGAGGACAGGTTATTGCTACCCCTGTTGAGAACATCGTACTTTACTATGTAGACCCGAACGAGTCTGACTTTGCGAGAGCAGGTCTTGTGTATACCGTATCTGGCGAAACAAACCTGATCGGATTCCATACACAGGGCAACTACCACACAGCAGTATCCGAAGCGTTTGCGGTTATGGGACTTACTCTTTTTGCAGAGTACATTGATGCAATTGCAGTAATTACCATTGACGAAACACCAACGCTCGGCACTCTGACAGTAACATCTGCGGAAGGAACAGCAACTGGTGATACAAAAATCACTGTAAATCCGGCTAAAGAAAACGCTGGCAATGTGTATAAATACAAAGTTGCAGCAGATGCAGTAACTGTTGGATATGGACAGAATCTCAGAAACTGGAGTACTTGGGATGGAAAAGCCGATATCACAGCGGCAACCGGACAGAAGATCACAGTGGTTGAGTGTGATGGAACATACAAAGCGCTGAATGCCGGAAGTGCAAGCGTAACAGCAAAACGACAAGCGTAGGAGGTAACTGGCATGGCTTATGCAGATTATGAATTTTACACAACTTCATATTTCGGTTCAGTCGTGCCAGAAACCGACTTTCCACGACTGTCAGAAAGAGCCAGTGATTTTGTGGACACAATGACATTTGACAGGTTGGTGGATGGACTGCCGACGAACGAACGCTCACAGAAGCGTATCAAAAAGGCGGTCTGTTCACTGGCTGAATTGATGTATCAGATTGAACTTGCTGAAAAGAATGCTATTAATCAGGCATCGGCAAATGTAACCGACATAAATGTCGGGAACATCTCAACAGGCGTTGTAACCTCTGTATCATCCGGCAGCGAATCCATCTCTTACGCAACACCTCAGCAGATTGGGGCAAGTGCAAAAGAATGGAGCGCGGTATATGCCGCCGCCGGAGATGCGCAGAAAACGAACGACTTACTCTTAAAGATGGCTTTGCCGCTTCTGATGGGAGTAAGGACGGATGATGGCATACCGATATTGTATGCGGGAGTGTGAGTGATATGAATTTTAAAGAAGCGTTTAAACTTATGAAACAGGGAGCAAAAGTAAAACTCCCGGGTTGGAATGGCTACTGGTGCTGGGATGATGAAAAACATACGATTATGATTCATTGCAGACCAAAAGATTCTGATGAAGGTCAGGGAGAAGTTCTTGATATCCGTGAAACGCAGAGAGTGGAATACACTTTCATGCACACACAGAGAGAGGACTGGATGATTGCTGATGAGAATAACTGTGGTGTTCTTGGCGGTCAGTCAACATTTGGATTTGGCGATGCTATCCGTTATTTAAAAAGGGGACTCAAAGTGGCTCGTAAAGGTTGGAACGGGAAGAAACAGTACATTCAGCTTGCCACTGGCATTTCTTATAAGATAGCGGATGGAGAGATTGTGAACTGTGAGCATGATGCAATCGGAAACAATGCCATTGCTTTTGTCGGAACATCTGGCGTACAGATGGGATGGTGTGCGTCTCAGGCAGATATGTTAGCAGAGGATTGGATTTTCGCAGAACAGGAGGTATCCAGATAATGGACATTTCAACATTAGGCTCATGTATCGCAATCGTTATGATTTGCTACATCGTAGGAATGGGCTGTAAAGCATCAAAAAGAATCTCTGATGAATGGATTCCAGTAATCATGGCGGTTATTGGTGGGATTCTTGGAGCTGTCGGAATGGGAGTTATCCCGGATTTCCCGGCATCGGACTATATCACGGCGGTTGCAGTCGGTATGTTTAACGGATTGTCGGCTACTGGTGTGAATCAGGTTATTAAGCAGACAGTGCAGAAAGAATAATTAAGGAGAGGGTATCATGTATAGCAAAACTGTGACGATTTTTGATTATTATGAATCAGCCACGACAGGAGATGCATACTGGTATCCTCATGTTTTATCCGGTGTTGACCTCATTACGGACAAGGGGGCAATTCTTAAAAAGTACGGACCAGACGCAACTGACAACGCACAGTTACACATTCGTTATACTGTTCAGAATGGCGATATAACTATTGCTGATAAAGACGGCAAGATTCTTCCATGGGTGCCGCCTAAAGAGTGGAAACAGCAGATTAACAACGCTCTGGAAGATACTATCACATTCTCAGATGAATCGTTCTTCTGGGAGGGTGAGTGGACTGGCGGAACGGTAACTGATGGTGATTATCGAAATGGATTCTACCAGTACATGAATGAGAACAAGGATAACGTGTTTAAGATTACCAGTGTTGGCGGTCCGTATACGCTAATTCCACATTTTGAGATTCTGGGTAAGTAATATGAGTAAGATTCATCATTTTAAAGGATTCTCCATAGTTGATGGAGATATGAAAATAAAGCTGAATATGGACAGGTTCTCCAGGCAGTATCAAGAAGCTCAGTATCTCCTTGATGGGATGGTCATGGACAGTATGGTTCTGTTTATGCCGATGATTTCAGGAGATTTCATTGACGAGACAAGGGCAAAAAGTTCCTCTATGCAAGGTACAGGATTTGTTTGTGCGGCGGCGGCACCTTATGGCAGATTCCTCTATATGGGAAAAACGATGGTGGACGAGCTGACAGGAAGCCCTCATGCTCGACAGTACGCAAAGAAAGTTCTTGTTAGTCAGTTTTCTGGTCAGACGGCCGCAAAGGAAAATCTTGAATACACCAAACAAGCTCACCCACAGGCACAAGCAAAGTGGTTCGATGCCGCTAAACGACAATACGGTAGCACATGGATTCGCAAAGTAAAAGCACAGGCAGGAGGTGGCAGACATGGCGGATAAACCTATCGGTAAAGATGCAACTGGATATGAGATTCTGACAGATGCCATGAAAGCACTTCTGAACCAGTATCCAGGGCTATATGAAAATGAAACAATCAAATTTGAGGAACTTGGCAAGGAATCAGGAATTGCGTTCTCGGCAGATAACGGTGCCTTGATTTATTCAGAAAAAGAAGATGTCTGCGGAACGATGCATCAGGTATGCCAGTACCCATTTTATGTAGTATATCGCACGGCATCCGACAAAGAAAGGCAGAAGTTATCTGTTCAGAAGTTCCTAGATAATCTCGGTAAATGGATATGCCGAGAACCAGTTATTATAAATGGCTCTGAGACACGTTTAAATGCGTTTCCTGAGCTTTCACAGGGACGAATGATAAAACGCATTACCCGTGATAACTCCTATGGTTTAGAGCCACAGGAAAGTGGCGTACAGGATTGGTTATTACCATTATCGGTACGCTACGAAAACACTTATGAAGTAATATAACAAGTAACAACCGGCTATCAATTGGAGATAGTCGCTAACCTACACAGCCTTTTAAAAGTTATAGGCAGAAAGGACATTTCTATGGCAGTTACAGGCAAGATTGACCGTAAATATATGGCTCATTATATCGATGCGGGTTCTCTCTGTGGAGGACTGACACCGAAGTATGAACGTCTTGGAAAAGATCTGGAAGAGTACAATGTTGAACTCAATCCAGACACCGAAACCTCTAAAAACATTCTTGGAGAATCCACATTCAAACATAACGGCTACGAAGTTTCTTCTGACGCTGATCCATTCTATGCAGACACTACTTCTGATCTGTTTACAGCATTACAGAAGATTGTAGATGGACGTCTCAAAGACGATAACCTCAAAACAAAAGCAGTTGAGGTTCACCTTTGGACAGAAGCCACAGCAGGCAAGTATGAAGCGTATCAGCAGGAATGCTATGTTGTTCCAACAAGCTACGGCGGTGATACATCCGGCTATCAGATTCCGTTCACAGTTAATTACGTTGGAGAGCGCGTCAAAGGTAAATTTGACATTACTTCCGGCTCATTCACAGCTGACAGCGAATAATTTTTAGGAGGATATAAAAAAATGGCAAAAACAATTAATACAAACATTGATGATGGATTTCTTCTTTTCACATTCACAAACAAACAGGGTGAAGTGTTCTCTTCATTTAAACTGAACCCTACTGACATTAACATTGCGGCAAGAGCGGAAGAATTGGAAACTTTCTTTGAACAGGCTCAGGAATCTGTTAAAAATGTTTCTTCCAGTAAAGAGATGGCGGAGATTAATAAGCAGATTGAGGACAAAATCAATTATATGCTCGGGTACGAAGCATCTAAAGATTTATTCAAAGAACCAATTACCGCAACAACTGTTTTTGGAAATGGTCAGGTGTTTGCCTATATCGTTCTTGATAAAATCAATGAAGCACTTGCTCCAGAGATTGAAAAAAGAAAGAAAAAAATGCAGGAAGTGGTCAATAAGTACACGGAGAAGTATACAAAATGACCGCCTATGAGTTACCCACCTCACTAAATATCAGTGGGGTGGATTTTTCTATCAGAACGGATTTCCGAGTAATCATTGATATTCTCATAGCCATGAATGACCCAGAATTGGACGAACAGGCGAAAGCAGTTGTTATGTTGCAGATTCTATTTGAGGATTGGCAGAGTATACCGCCAGAGCACTTATCTGAAGCCTGTCAGAAAGCGTGTGAATTTATTGACTGTGGTCAAGTTAACGATAGTCCGAATAAACCTAAACCCCGCTTGATGGACTGGGAACAGGATGGAGACATGATTGTTCCGGCGGTAAACAAGGTTGCTGGTAAAGAAATCAGAGCAGTGCCTTATATGCACTGGTGGACGTTTTTTGGATACTTTATGGAATCTGGCGAGTGCCTTTTTAATACAGTGGTTGGAATTCGTTCAAAAAAGGCAAAGGGTGAAAAACTCGATAAATGGGAAAAGAAATTCTATCAGGAAAACAAGAATATTATTGACATAAAAACACGTCTCAGCGACGAGGAGCAAGCTTATAAAGATAAGCTGAATGAGATGTTGAACCTCAAATAGTTAGGAGGTGGACACATGGCTGCTGATGGCTCAGTCATTATTGATACCAGAATGGACACATCAGGTGTACAAAACGGCGTATCAGCAATTAGGCAATCATTCAATGGGCTTGGTAGCGTAGTAAAGAAATTAGGCGTACTAATTGGCGGAGTATTCGCAATTGGAAAACTGGCGCAGTTTGGAAAAGAGTGTACAAAACTTGGTTCAGATTTAAACGAAGTTCAAAGTGTTGTGAATGTAGTTTTTCCAAATATGACTGAAAAAGTTAACGAGTTTTCAAAAAAAGCAGTAAAGACAGCAGGCTTGTCAGAAACAATGGCAAAAAAATATGTAGGCTTATTTGGATCAATGGCAAAACAGTTTAACTTTACGGAATCACAGGCCTACGATATGTCAACACAGCTTACCCAGTTAGCAGGAGATGTAGCTTCTTTTTACAATATTAGTCAGGATTTAGCATATATCAAGTTAAAGTCTGTATTTTCCGGTGAAACAGAAACATTAAAAGATATCGGGGTTGTAATGACTCAAAATGCACTTGATGAATATGCATTGGCTAACGGATACGGCAAAACCACATCCGCCATGACTGAACAGGAGAAAGTGGCTCTCCGCTTGGCTTTTGTACAGAAACAGTTGTCTGCCGCATCTGGTGACTTTATCCGAACATCTGACTCATGGGCAAACCAAGTGCGAGTGATGCAGTTGCAGCTGCAATCTCTCAAGGCAACGGTTGGACAGGGATTGATTAATATTTTTACGCCTGTTCTGAAAGTTATTAATATCTTATTAGGTAAGCTGGCAACTCTGGCAAATGCCTTCAAGTCATTTACAGAATTAATCACCGGAAAGAAATCATCTGGCCAGACAGGCACAAGTGGTGCAGGTCTTGTCGGAACAGATGCAATAGCTGATACGGCAGACCAATATGGAAATGCTGCCGACAATGCCGAAAAGCTGGCAGATGCAACAAATGATACAGCGGACGCAACCAAGAAAGCTACTAAGGCGGCAAAAGGATATCTTAGTCCTCTCGACGAAATAAATAATTACTCAACGGATAAAAGTACGGATTCATCTTCAAAAGTACCGGGTGCAACCGGCGGACTTGCAGACCAGATGAAAGATGCTGTACAAAATGTTGATTATGGAAAGTTGGCAGAGGGCGAGACAGTTCTTGATAAAATGTCAAAACCGCTAAAAAAGATAATCGACAGATTTAAACAGTTGGCTAAGTTAATTGCAAAAGGATTCTGGGATGGATTAGGAGATTACGAGCCAATTTTTGACGGAATAAAAAAGGATCTCGATTCCATATGGAAATCTTTAAAGGATATCTTTACTGATTCAGAAGTTACTAAAGCAGCAAATAATTTTCTTGATTCATTTGCATATGCAATTGGACAAGTTGCCGGTTCATTTGCCAGAATTGGATTGACAATTGCGCAAAACATTATAGGCGGAATTGAAAAGTTTTTAAAGCAGAACACGCAAAGAATAAAGAACTATCTGATAGATATGTTCAATATCGGCTCTGAAATTTCGCAAATCGCAGGGAATCTTGCAGTCACCTTCGCGGATGTTTTCTCAGTTTTTGGTGGAGAAACCGCACAGCAGATTACTGCGGATTTAATCGGAATCTTTGCTGAAATCGGAATGGTTCTTACAGAAACGGCTGCAAAACTTGGCAGAGATATCCTTAACATGATTGCGCAGCCTTTTATCGACAACAAGGACATTTTAAAGTCCGCAATCGAGGGTAGCCTCGGAGTAATAGAAACTGTAACAAGTGGGGTCTTAACAGTTGTTCAAAACCTTAGTGACGCAATATCGAGGTTATACGATGAACACGTAAAGCCGTTCTTTGATTCTATAGCGAATGGATTATCAAGCATATTTGAGACTCTGATAACTGGATACAACACCTATGTTCTTCCAGTTTTGCAAGGACTGGCAGAACAGTTCAAAGGGCTATTAGAGGGGCCATTAGGGGATGCGATTTTAAAGATAGAAACATTCCTCGGAAAACTCATTGATTCTCTGAAACTTCTGTGGGAGTCGGTATTAGTGCCTTTGATTAACTGGATAATCGCGAATTTGCTTCCGGTCGTGGCAGAAATAATTAACGTTGTAGGCACCGTAGCAATAAAAGTTATGAAATCATTAATTAAAATAATTGGTGATGTAGCAGATACACTGAGCGGAATCATTGATTTTCTTGTCGGCGTTTTCACAGGAGACTGGGAACTGGCTTGGCAGGGAATAAAAGAGATTGCGGATGGAGCATGGAGTTTTATCAAAGATGTTGTGTCAGGTGCGTGGGAGATAATTAAAACCGTAACAAAAGGCGCGTTGAGTATAATAAAGAGCATCATCAGTACTGCTTGGAATGCGATTAAAGCATTGACTTCAACAATCTGGAACGCAATCAAAAAGACACTTTCTGGCCTTTGGAGCTCTCTTAAATCCACAGCCAGCACAGTATTTAATGCAATTAAAACAAAAGTTGCGAGCGTATGGGATAGCGTAAAGAATAAAACATCCCAAGTATGGGAAAATGTAACTACATTTGTTTCTAATAAAGTAGAAGCGATAAAAAATGCTATCATCAATAAGTTTAATGCCGCCAGAGATGCAGTCAGATCTGCATTTGAAGGCATTGTGGATTTTATTAAAGCTCCGATTAATCAGGCAATCAGCATTGTTAATAATGCAGTTGGGATGATTAATAATGCAATTGGTGGAATTGAATCTGCATTTTCCTTTGGACCCTGGACTGTTCCAACACCGTTTGGTTCAAAGACTATTGGATTTCATGCGACATTTCCACGTATCGGAACTATCCCATATCTGGCCAGTGGCGCAGTTATTCCGCCAAGGTCAGAATTCCTTGCGGTATTAGGTGACCAGAAGAAAGGAAATAACCTGGAAGCACCGGAAAGCCTATTACGGCAGATCGTCCGGGAAGAGTCAGGAAAAGGGCAGGGAGATGGAAATACCTACAATGTTACAGTTAATGCATCTGGCAGAAAACTGTTAGATATTATTATCAGTGAAGCTGAAATGAGAAGAAACCGGAATGGGAAGAACCCATTTGAGTTAGCGTAAGGAGAAGAATATGCCGCAGGAACAATTTAAAATAGACAACGTTGTTATAAGAGCACCGGATAGTTACAAACCGGTGTTCGCAACCACTTCTACGGAAGACTCTAAAAGAAGTCAGGATTTGATTATGCACAATACACCAATGGGAACAATTGGTGGGTATGACATGCAATGGGGCGAGCTTACATGGGCTGAAATAGCAACCATACTAAATACTGTACTTAACAAAAGTCAATTCACATTCCACCATAAAGACCCAACTATTCCGGGAAGATGGATAGACAGAACATTCTACGCATCAAATTTTAATATGGCTGCGCAAACTCTGAAAGATGGGGAAGAAAAGTGGACAGATTTGTCTATTAATGTAAGGAGGGTTGAGCCGATTTGATAAATGTATCTACTCAGTTGAAGAAAGAATCTCTTACAAACAGAAATTATTACGTGACAGCAAATGTTACATTGTCAAATGGTACAACTCTTAAGCTAGGCAAAAAAGACTTTTATCTGTCTGGAAATAGTCTCGTAGATTCAGCAGACTCTGGGGACTTCCCGGTGGGTGTAGCAATAGAAAAAACGGCAAGTTTATCATTGGTAAATGATGACGGGCGCTTTGACGGATATAATTTTAACGCCGCAAGGTTTGTTATCTTTCTCAATGTGCAGTTATCCGACAGGATAGAAGCTATAAAGAGAGGTACTTACATTGTGTCGAAAAAGCCTGCAACGGCGAGCGAAATAAGTCTTTCTCTCTTAGATAAAATGCACAATGCTGATAAGACATATGATTCTAACCTGTCTTTTCCTTGTACAGTCAAGGAACTGCTCTCAGAATGCTGCCAGCAATGTGGAATCACTCTTGGAGATGCAATGTTTCCAAATGCGGACTTTCAGATTCGGAAAGCGCCATCTAATGCGACATACCGTACAGTAATCGGAATGTGTGCCGGGATAGCCGGTGGAAATGCAAGAATCGACGAAAATGACTTACTCAGGATTATTACGTTTGATAAGACATTTACCAATACGACTATTTACGATGGTGGAGCAGTAAAGAACTGGACAAATGGTGATGATCTGGATGGCGGCACGCTTAATCCATGGACAATGGGGACTGTGATTGATGGTGGTACGTTAAGCAATAACGATTATCACGCGTTATTTTCAATTCAGAATCTACAATATGACGTAGACGATGTTATTGTAACAGGTGTCAAATATGTAGAAGATGAGACCGAATATATGTCAGGTCAGGACGGCTATGTGATTACTATTGACAATCAGCTATTGTCGGGCAATGCACAGGCAGGAGTCGAAGCTATTGGAAATCAATTAATCGGTTTGCGAATGCGTCCTTTCTCATGTGACGGAATTGCCAACGGATACGCCACTTTCGGCGATCCGGTCGAATTTATTGATACAAAGAATCGTGTTTTTAGATCATTTGTAACTAATGTAGAATTTGTGTTCGGTGGCTCAACATCATGGAGCTGTAGCGCAAAGAGCGCCGAAGAAGATGTAAGTGAGTTTATTGGTGGACAGCAGGCAGTGGTAGAGCAAGCAAAAAAAGATATAGAAAAGAAACTATCTGCCTATGACGTAAAGCTCAAACAGATGAATGAACTTGCAGCGAACACGCTGGGTTTCTTCTATACAGAGGAAGTACAAGAAGATGGTTCCGTAATTACGTACCGGCATGATAAGCCTACACTTGCTGATTCTAAAGTAATTTATAAGACAAGTGCTGATGGATTCTTCTTGTCAGTAGACGGCGGTCAGACATGGAAAGCCGGCTTTGATAGTAATGGAGATGCCGTTCTGAATATTCTCTATGCCATCGGTATTCAATCAGAATGGATTAACACGAGAGGTTTTACAGCAAAAGACAATAATGGGAATACGACATTAAGAATAGATGCCGACACAGGCGCTGTCACATTAGAGGCTGAAAACTTTACACTAAAAAGTAGAACTATTGAACAGATCGCCAAGGACGTTGTGGATGGGTCAGTTCGTAATGTGACTATCCCGAACTATTATGGCACGTATACACCAACATTGCAGAATTATCCGGCATCTGAGTGGAAAAGTGAAGAATATAAAAAGCATGACGGCTCGATATTCATGAACTTCTCTACAAGTCAGGTATATATGTTTTCTGGGACTGATGGCGCTTGGCGGGAACTGGACGCTGAAAAAATTGTCAATTTTGAAAGAGTTTTTAACGCTTTAACGGATAACGGTAAGCAAGAGGGAATTTATATGCAGAACGGACATCTGTATATAAATGCTTCCTATATTAAGTCCGGCCAGATTTCAGCTGATTTGATTAATCTGAAGAACATAAACGTTACAAACAGTTCTGGAACGTCAACATTTGCGATTGATAACTACGGAAATGTTACGCTCAGGCCTAACACATTCGCGTTAGCAAACGGTGATACAATATATAGCGTTGCTGAAGATAAAGCTTCGACAGCACTATCTAATGCAAATCGCTATACAGACAAGGCACTTAGTGATCTCGACATAGGGAAAATGTCTAAACAAGAGATTATTGATATACTAAGCGATAACAGCAGTAATAAAGGTCTGTATCTATCAAATGGCAATGTGTACATGAATGCCGATTATATTAACACAGGTGAATTAGCAGGATGGAAAGTTGGAATTAAAAAGCTTTCAGCAAGTGGCACGTATGGAGAAATAACGCTAGATGCTTCAACTGGAGAGATCTATTCAGAGACTAATACAGGAGTATACGTACCGGGGTATGGGACATTGTATGGAACACGAATTAGAGGAATCAATCTTTATACAGGAGCCGTACACGCAAGCTCAGCCTCGATTAATACTAGTGTTTCGGCGGGCAGCGTTTCGACATCAAAAAAAGTTGAAGCAGGTACGCACGTAGAAGCCAGTGGTCATTTCTACAGTGTAGGTACGGGGACAGACCTTGCAGATGCTTCTATCAGAGGGAAGCTGAAAGTAAACGGGACAAAATCAAGATCAGTTTCGACGGTAGACTATGACGAACAGCTCTTTTACTGCTATGAAATGCCAACCCCACTTTTTGGAGATATCGGTGAATCTGTAATATCGGATGACGGGACTTGTATGATTGACATAGATGATATCTTTCAGGAATCTGCAAATGTCGGCATTAAATATTATGTGTTCTTGCAAAAAGAAGGAGAGGGCGACTGCTGGATATCTGAGAAAGAGCAGAATTATTTCATTGTAAAAGGAACTCCGGGGCTTAAATTTTCGTTCGAAATCAAAGCAAGACAAGCTGAATATGAGCATATGCGATTTACTGACCCGGGAGATACGGCTTATACAGACGCAAGAGATATAGAAATCCCGGAACCAAATTATGAGTCAGAAGAAACAGAAATCCCGGAACCAAATTATGAGTCAGAACTTATTAACGACAGATTAAGCATTATAAATCAGATGGAGGTAATATCATGAAGAAGATTTTAACAAGTTTTATGAATCTTAGCACCGGAGAAGGGAGCCGCATCGCTTATACCTATTCAGAAGTAGATGAAGACACAGGAAGTATTATCAGTCAAAACAATAAAGGTAATTTCCTTGTGATGAATGACGATGTACAGAAAAATCTTGATTCCGTAAAGGATTACATAAAAAATAATTTCCTTATCATAAGGAGGTAAGTCTAATATGGCCAATACATACACAATACAATTCCGGCGCGGTATGTACGCCGATTTTGATACGTCGAAAATTCGTCCCGGAGAGCCCGTTGCGATTCTTGGCAATGACCCGTCCGTTCCATCTGGCAAAGCCTTATACATTGCATTTGCGGCTAATGATGTAAGGCGGTTGTGCTCCATTGAGGATATTTCAGAGATGGTTAATGCCGGAGAATTTGTTGGCCCGCAGGGTCCAAGGGGTGAAAAAGGAGATAAAGGAGAGAAAGGTGCAGAGGGTCCTGCTGGCCCGCAGGGTCCAAGGGGTGAAAAAGGAGATAAAGGAGAGAAAGGTGCAGAGGGTCCTGCTGGCCCGCAGGGTCCAAGGGGTGAAAAAGGAGATAAAGGTGATCCGGGAGAAAAGGGTGCGGATGGCACCGTAGCATTTGAATCGCTGACACCCGAGCAGAAAGAATCACTAAGGGGTATCTCTATCACAGCGGTCAGTATCGACACAGATGGAAATTTGACAATAACATTTTCAGATGGTGATAGTGAAAATGTTGGTAATATTATAGGGCCTCAAGGTCCGCAGGGACCACAAGGTGAAAAAGGAGATGTTGGTCCACAAGGTCCACAAGGCCCACAAGGAGAAAAGGGTGAACAAGGAAATGATGGAACATCTCTTAATATCCTTGGTACAAAAGAATCTGAGGCAGACCTCCCTTTAAGCGCAGAGAAGAACGACGCGTATTTAATAAATGGAGAAATGTGGGTTTTTGACGGCACAAATTGGAACAATGCTGGCAGGATTCAAGGGCCGCAAGGTCCGCAGGGACCAGTTGGTCCAAAAGGCGAGCAAGGCGATGCTGGCGTGCGAGGAATCACCTTTACTCCTGTTGTAGACAGCAGAGGAAATATAAGTTGGAGTAATGACGGGGGACTTGAAAACCCCCAGACAGTAAATATTACCGGACCGCAAGGCGATACGGGCGCAAAAGGAGATACTGGGCCGCGAGGAGAAAAGGGAGAGGCTGGGGATGCCGGGCCTAAAGGAGACAAGGGCACTACATTCATTCCAAGTGTAGACACTGATGGAAACATAAGCTGGAGCAACACAGATGGAATCACCAATCCCAAAACAGTAAACATCAAAGGACCAAAAGGGGACAAGGGAAGTGATGCGACTGTCCCGATTGCTACAATCGAAATTCTTGGTAAGGTTAAGCCTGACGGCAAGACAACATTCATAGATGAAGATGGAACACTCCACGCAAAAGGCGGTGGCACAACCGTTACTCCCAAGCCCGTAAACAACCCAACGATTGAGAATTTAAACGCATCTGTCACAATTAAATGGCAAGACCCTGAAAACACGGTAATCAGTGGTTCAACATTCTCTACATGGGCTGGCACAAAACTTGTAATGAAAGAAACGGGCTATCCTGCAAATCCAGATGATGGAACACTTGTGGTTGATAACACAGTTCGTGATAAATACAAAACCACAGGTTATACAGTTACAGGGCTGACAAACGGCAAACAATATTACTTTACGCTGTTCCCATACAGCACCGATGGCATATATAACTACGATGCAGGTAACAGACTGATTGGGGAACCAGAGGATTTGAAGATTGTCGCATTTGCCGACGGAACAGACGCAGAGATTGAAAAGATGATTGAAGCGCACTACGCAGGCAAAATCAACATTAGCGACTATTGGGCGGTCGGCGACAAGAGAACCATCCATCACAATGCCATGGATGCAACTGGCGTAAGTGAGTCACACAGAGCGAATGATTATGCCTATGTAATTATCGGAATCGAACATGATGACTTAGTGACTGCTATCAATGGCAAGACTAAAGCTGCTATTACAATTCAGACAGAACGTATGTTGTATTTAGACACTACGACAGAATATAACGCCTCCTATGATGCATCACATGAATGTGGTTATATAAACGGTTCAAGTACAAATAGTGGTGGTTGGGAAGGCTGTGTAAGACGTACGTGGTGCAATAATGTGTACAAGAAATGTTTGCCTACTTATATTCAAAATATGATGAAGCAGGTCGAGAAGTTGACATCTGCAGGAAGTCGAAGCAGTACGATTAAAATCTCAAATGATTATGCGTTTTTACTGTCTGAAATTGAAATTTTTGGCAGTGCAGCGTATTCTTACGCAGGCGAAGGAAAGCAATATCAGTATTTTAAGAATGCGACTGCTAATAGATATAAAAAACCACGTTTTGACGATAGCTTTGTATCTGGCCACTATTGGGAACGTTCGCCTTACTTCGGCAGTGAAAGCAGATTCTGTCATGTGGGCGTAAACGGAAACTCGTACTACAACAACGCCAGCAACTTTTATGGCATTGTCCCCTGCTTATGTATCTAAAATCCTAGCAAATCCCATCAAGTCAAGAGAAATTGAATATTCGACAGTCGGAAAAGTAAATTAATAAATTATTTATAGCCGCATGGCTAAGAACAGGAGGCGCATATGGATAAAAAAGAAATTGCAAACATCTACAAAGCCATCAATCGAGTTTCAAACCGGCTGAATGAGATGTCTGAAAAGTTAGATATTGTGATGCAGATGCTTAATGCGGAATCTAATCGCAAGATTCTAATTAACAGTGATGGTATTGACGGTCTGGCTGAACTTGTATCAACGCATGACTCGGCTTTGGACGAACTGGCTACATTAGTTTCGACAATCGGAGGTGAAAATAATGGTTAAATTTTTCGAAGAGCGAATAATCAATGGGCTGAAAAAATGGACAGATGTTCCTGAACTGTGGAATAAGAAGGTAATCGAAAGACTTCAAAAGGATGGCTATGTACTGAATGAGGACGGGACAGTAACAGAATCAAAACCAGGAATAGTGAAATAAAATACGTGCAAGGGAGAAAATATGGAAATTAAAGGAATTGACGTATCATCTTATCAGAGTAAGCCAGACTGGGCGAAAGTATCGAATTCTGAAATTAAGTTTGCAATATTGAGAATCCATCAAAAATCTGGAACTGATTCCTCTTTTGAGCATAACTACAAAGGATGCAAGTCAAATGGAATCCTTGTCGGCGGATATAAATACAGTTACGCTCTGACACCGGCGCAGGCAATTGATGAAGCTGAGAGCGTAATTTCTGTTCTTGGCGGACGCGGAATAGACTTTCCAATCTTCTACGACCTTGAATGGAGTCAGCAGAGAAACCTTGGAAAACAGGCGATTGAGAACATTGCAGTAGCATTTCTGACCAGAATCAAAAAAGCCGGTTATAAGGTCGGTATCTACTGCAATCTTGATTGGTACAATAACGTTCTGTCAGACACCCTGAAAAAGTACGATTGCTGGATTGCTCGTTATCCGGCTAGTGATAATGGCTCTGTACAGGAAAGATTGCGTCCATCTGTTGGTGTAGGCTGGCAGTATTCCAGTAGAGGAAAAGTATCCGGCATTAGTGGTAACGTTGACATGGATGTATTCTATAAGGATTACAAAGAGGAGGTTTCTGCAATGGATAAAGCTATTGAAAAAGTGATTCTCACTGCAAAAAATGAGATTGGATACCTTGAAAAGAAGAGCAATAGTCAGCTCGACAGTAAGACTGCAAACGCCGGCTCGAACAACTATACGAAGTACTGGCGAGACATTAAGCCATCATATCAAGGACAGCCTTGGTGCGCAGCATTCGTGAGTTGGTGTTTTATGGAAGCATTCGGACAGGAAAAAGCAAAAAAACTGTTGAAGCACTGGCCCTATGTTTACTGCCCAACACTTGGTAATCTGTTTACAAGGAACGCTAATCCAAAGATCGGTGATATTGTAATTTTTTATCATAATGGAACTTTCACCCATACCGGCATCGTAACGGCTGTAATCGGAGACAGGTTCTATACCATCGAGGGAAATACTTCTGGCGCATCTGGAATTATTGCAAATGGCGGCGGTGTCTGTGCAAAGAGTTATCTTAACAGCCAGATGCCCGGAACTAAGTTCTGTACACCGGATTATAGTATTGCATCTGATGCATCCGCACCCGTAAAACCTGAGAATACATCATCTAATACTGCACAGACAGGAGAGAAATATATGTTTAATCCAGAAACAGTAAAAGCAGGAGATAAAAACACATCTGTGCTCCTCTTACAGGAAATCTTAAGAGCCAGAGGTTTTAAAGGAAAAGGCGGCAAAGCTCTGGAACTTACATGGACAGCAGATACGAACACGATTTGTGCTCTGAAAGCTTATCAGGAATCCAGGAAAGAAGTTCTGGAAGTGGATGGTATTTGCGGACCCGCCACATGGAAAGATTTGATTGCCATATAAAAATATCCCGGGGTTAATTCCCCGGGAATTTTATTTATAAACATATTTAGTATCACTTCGGAAGTTTTAGACTGTTATCGTTAGTCACACGTTAGTCACAAATAAAAATATTGTTTCCTAATATAATAGTGCCAAAAACACTGTATTTACAGGCATTTGCGCAATTTTCTAAATTCTATTTGTTAGTCACAATCAATAAAATTAGAATAATGAAAATGAAATGTGGGAAATCCTTGCAAAATCGCTGAAAACGTTGATTTTAATAGGGTTTCCGGCATTTCGATAATGATATTTCGGTTGTTTTAGAAAGATTAAAATGGGTTCCGTTAGTCACAGTTAGTCACAAATGGAACTTTTATTTTTTCTATTTCTGTCCGAAGTTCTTCCAGTGTCCTGTGGCCATACACAGCGTTTGTAACATCTCCGCCAAAGGAGTGGCCGAGCATTCGTTTTCGGTCATTCTCCCGGACACCGTATTTTTCGCACAGTGCGGAAAAGGTGTGTCGGCAGTCGTGCGGCGTGTGTTTCGGATCGCCGACTATTCCTAAACGTTCCAGTGTAGGATAGAACAATGCTTTTCTGTGATGCTGCTGAGTATATACGCATAGTTTCCCATCTTGTGCCAGCACCTTCTGTTCAGCAAAATGGTATATAGCAGAATGTATCGGAACAATTCTGTTTTTACCGGCTTTTGTTTTGATTCCGCCTTGAAAGTATTTCTCTTCTAGGTTGGTTGTAAGTTTTAGCACTTCACCGATTCGCCATCCAGAGTAGCACATAATCAGTATAAGCTGCACCTCTGGATCGTCGGCATTATTCCACAGCACCTGCATCTCCTGATCAGAAAATGGTGTCCCATGTTCGGTGTCATTATCAGCGTTGACATGGACATATAACGCTTTATTTTCTGTTACGATTTCTGAATAAACTGCATATTTGTACATCTGCTTGAACAGAGTCAAAATAGCCATCTGGCTTTGCTTTTTCAATGTACAATCATCAATAACCTTTTGCATATCAGGAGCCTTTAAATCTTCAAATATACGATTATGCAGAACAGTGCAGTTTGTATAAGCTGTCCGGTATGCTTCCCTTGAGCTGTATGACAGTTTTGTCCCCTCTGGGAACTTCCACACATAAAACTGCTCATATACATCTGAGAACGTCAATTTCTTGATTTCCGGGTGTTTTCCTTCGACGCCCTTGATTGTATTGTAGTCGGCAATCAAGCGGCTTATAAGAGTATCTATGTCGGTTGTGGGGGATACCTCAAGAGTCCGCTCCATGCCTGGTTGATACGTGCCGGCTTTGTAAGCTGTCAGGACAGTAAAGCCTTTTATCCAGTCATCCACGTAGCAGATCGCCGGCGGACGTTTTAGTTTGCCAGTATCATCCGGTGTAGCCGGTGGATGCACTGCGAAGCAGTTTCTCCGGTTCTTGCCAAGATACCGGATAGAGCCGAAATTATTCGGCAATTTTGGATATTTCTTTCTTTTCTTCGCCATTTTTATTCCTCTTTTCTTTAAACGGTTGTTTGAGTATAAAAATAACAGCCGAACAAATTTTCTGTCTTGTTCGACTGCTCCGAAGATGATACAATATGTTTTGCCAGAGTATAGCATCTCTTCGGAGATGTATAAACGCCGTCCCAGTACGCCAATGCCGGGGCGGTTTTTATTTAATTATGTGATTTCCAATTTACTCTCATTACAATTCCTACAATCCAATATATTCCGCCAGAACAAGCACCCAATATTAAAATCCAGAACCAACTGAGATACCATGGCATTTTCCGCTTTATATACGGTGTACCTGAGCTCGCCGCTGAGGATGCAGAGGAAGATGCAGAATTATTAATGATGATGTCTTTGTTGTTAGAAGTCAACTGCTCTACTTGCTTTCCGCACTTAGGACACACTACGCAGTCGTCGTCAATAAGTTCTCCGCAGTGCTTACAATATTTTTTCTTTTCATTCATGATAAACAACCTCCTGATATGTTTTCGCCACGCTTCGCACTTTCCATGCGGATTATGTATTTTGTACCGCTGATTTTGCAATATTATGTAAAGTACGGTTATTCGTGGTATTTTTATTTTATCATTTTAAGAGCATATTGTAAAGATTTAGAACGAAATAGAGTGATTTAGATGAATAAGAAATGTTTTAAGTGCTTTGTACTTCTCTTGCTGATCTATAAGGTATTTAGTCTTGTACATACCCCACAAAAGATAATTTTCAATAATAATCAGAAGGATATGCAGATAGTTCATTCGTATATGGTATATCAGGAGCATCCTGCCCAGAAGTATTCACATGCAAACAACGGCGGTGGAAAAGTTTGCGATCTCGCATTTTTCCTCTGTGAAAGCATAATTTTCTTTGAGATTGCAAAGTTTGTGTATGAAATAACAAAAGTCCATGTGTATATTTGGCAGTTGCCAAGAGTCGGAATAGATGGTATAATAGCAAAAACGAACTAATGTTCGGTTCTATTTCCCACAGCCGGACATATACTGTAGTGTAGGTGGTAGTTGTGACAGGGAGGATTATTTATGGATTATAAGAAGGAAATTATTGAGATGATAGAGAATACTGAAAATGAGGGCAAGTTAAAATTTGTCTATACAATTCTTATCAAATATCTAAAATCAAAGAAGCAAGGGGATTAACCCTTGCTCTTTTTGTTTAGTGATGAAACTATTTGTTTTATTGCTTTCTTATCTTCTTTATCGAGTGCTTTGTATTCTTCGATAAAATCTAAGATGTCAGGTTCTGACATAAGATTTCCAATTATGATTGCATAATCGTCATCGCTTTTAGAACCCATGAGGTATGTCGGTGTTACTTCCAAAACGCCACATAGAAGCTCAATGGTGTCCATATCTGGTTTACACTTATCTTTTTCCCAGTCGCTAATTGAATTATGCTTTGCATTGATTTTTTCTGCAAGTTGCTTCTGAGTCAGCTTCTTTGCCGTTCTGGCTTGCTTGATTTTCTCGCCAAATGTCATTATCGGTTCCTCCTTTCATGATTAATAATAATATAGAAATTTCGAACTGTCAATAAAATAATTTCGATTTTCTCGAAATTTCTTCTTGACATTCGGATAGTTCGAAGTTATACTGTAATTGTTCGATGAGAACGAAATTCAAACAGAAAGGAGAAATGAGAATGTGCGTTGGTAAAAAAATTAAGTCATACCTTGAGAACAACGGCATAACACAGACATTTGTCGCCAATAAAACTGGCATTCCTGTTCAGAAACTCAATCTTTCTCTCAATGGAAATCGCAGATTAGATTTCGATGAATACGAATTAATTTGCGGGGCGTTATCTGTTGGGACTGACAAGTTTCTTGAACCGAAAATTCCAGAGCAGAAAGGAGAATAAATGGATGCATTACAATTTAACAAAGCCGTCAGTCAACACTGCAAAGAATCTGGTGGAGACTGTTGCAAATGTGACCTACGGCTTTACTGTTACCTATCGCCCAGCGAGCGACCGGATGAGTTAGTGAGCCTGGTTATTGATTTTTTGCATAACCACATTGAAAACCATGATCATTATACCCATCACAGTGCGGCTTCATTTCCGTGTATTGATGATATGGACATGAGCACCGCAGTAGGTGGCGACCGCTATCAGAAACCTCATACTCTTCATAAACAGTCACGTGTTTGTGAATCTTGTGGCAATGATACAGTCGTGTAATTGTTTCAACCATATAATTCCCCTTTCGTTATACTCGGCATGTCGGTGCCTGTAAATGCATTATAGGTAGAGGGGAAAGGAAATACAATAGGTTGAATAAAAATCGTATTAAGAGATAAAAGCAAAGTAAGGAGGTAAAAAATATGAAACGCCATCCGATTATGGAATATGTGATTCCAGCAATTGTAGCAAGTGTGACAACAGTTTTAATCCGTTTAGTGCTAGGGTGGTAAGAATTGAAGCAATAATGAAAGGAGTAAATATATGAGCGAAGTTGATGCTTACATCAAGGAAAATACAAGGAGGAAAACCAATCAATGAAAAAATTCGAACTGACAGCAGAGTCAAAAATCAACATCTTTGGAAAGAAGCTTTTCCGTATCAAGGCGCTTATATCATTTGGAGATGTAGAAGAGGGAGAAACTGGTGGGTGGATTGAGAAAGAGGAAAACCTTGAACAGTCCTCCGGCGATGCATGGGTCTACGGCGATGCAGAGGTCTACGGCGATGCAGAGGTCTACGGCAATGCAAGGGTCTCCGGCGATGCATGGGTCTACGGCAATGCAAGGGTCTCCGGCGATGCATGGGTCTACGGCAATGCAAGGGTCTACGGCGATGCATGGGTCTACGGCAATGCAAGGGTCTCCGGCGATGCAAGGGTCTCCGGCGATGCAGAGGTCTCCGGCGATGCATGGGTCTCCGGCGATGCATGGGTCTACGGCGATGCAGAGGTCTACGGCGATGCAGAGGTC